CAAATAAAGGTAAAATAACTTCACAGTCTGAACCAGTGGTAGGTTCGTATTTAATTAATTCTTCAAGATATTTATGATTGTAAATTTCACCGTTGCAGACTAATACATAATTTTTGTAAACCATTGGTTGTGCACCATCTGCAACACCATTAATTGCTAATCTATAAAAATTCATGAGAATGTTATTATCTCTATAAGATTTATAGTCATCTGGGCCACGGGCAGATAATGCAGTTGATTTAAATTCATCGGTAAGTGATGCTTTATTAAAGTAGCTAAGGAAAATGGATATTCCGCACATTTTATAATAATAATAATTGTACGTATTTATATTAAATAAAAATTGAATTGTAAGAAGATTGAAAATATAATAATAGTAATAATTAAAATAATAGAAATGTCAGTTTATACAAAAGAAAATTGTTTATCTTTACTTGAAAAACTTCTTCCACCAGAAGATTGTTATGAAAGAATGGTAGAACTTAAATGTTATCATATAAATTTAAAGGATAATTATGATCAATTTATAAATTTTAATCAGGATATTATATTTAATTATTCAGAAGAAGAATGTGAATTTTTCATAAAACTATGTAATAATATTATAAATAAAAAGATAAGTAGTATGGATTTGGAGAGTTGCTGTGTATTCAGACAAGATGGGGTATTTTTTGATAAGAAGAAAAATATCGTTGTTTTTAATTATCGATAAAAATTGATTTATAATAAGAATAAGATTATAATAATAGTAAGTAAAATGACAGAAAAGAAAGGTTATTATACCAAAGAGCCATCAGACCATTTTAAATGTTCAGTATGTGGAGCAGAACCTGAAGATGATGATGATATTGTGAATGATGATTGGGAAACATGTACAGGAAGGGATATGTTTTTTTGTCCTGACCATCGAGTACAGTATCCTTGTCATAATGAAGAATGTCATGCAAATATGTGTTATGAATATCATTGTGTAGATAATTGGATGGAAGCAATATTGGCTATTATATGGGATTATGATAATGAGCCATATGAATAAAATTGATTTATATTATGTTTAATTTAATAATATAGATTAATATAATATGACACCTGTAGAAGTAAATAAATTTTTAAATGAGCTTAACCGAACAATTTATGTTACAGGTGACACATGGAATTTTAAGAATATGTTAGATGTATTAAAAGATAAATATCCAAATTTTAAAGAAATTTTAAATTATCAGATTAAACCAACGGATAAATTACAGATGTTTGTTGATGATTATAAGACAATTGATAGGAATTTTGTTACTGCAGAGAATTTAATTCAACTAGATATTATGGATTTATTGATAGAGTATGGTATGGATTAAAAATGAGGTTATTTTAAATAAATAAAATTAAAATAAATAGTATAAGATGGATAAAAAGCACATTTTTGTAAATCACACAAGAAAAGAAATTTGCGTTACCGTTGCCAATACATCATCTAATATTTCTCATTATATTGGACTAACAATAGCTAATCATGAATGGCAATTATATGAGAGAATTGAATATATGGTGGCGGATATAAATCAAATAGAGGAATTAAAAAATATGGGGTATATATATGATGAGTATATGACAGTCAATGGTTAAAAATTGATAAAATATTATATTGTAGGTATAGTAGAAATTATAACTACAATAATAAGATAAAAATGTTTGTATACGAGACAATCAACAAGCTTGACGAGAAGCATGAAATTATTACTGCTAAGACACTAATCGAGCTTTGCGGAAGTGTGCTGGAATATTACAATGGTGCGAAAGATGATAAAGAACTTGACTACACTGTCACCTTCATGAATTCTGAAGGTGAGATTGTAATAGAAATTACGGAAAAGAATCTCCGTTTTGCACTTCATGGTGCTAATGAAAATGAAAAGGTGACTGATGAAATGTCAGATGCATCTAGTGAATTTTGGAATATGAAACCTAATGGAATTGAAATTATTGCATTTAATAATCCATGCCGTTTTGGTGAGGCGACATGGGATAATGAATATACTGAAGATAATGATGAAGAATCAGATGATGATTATTTAGAACTTACAAGTGGTGAGATAAATCAAAATTTACTTTCGTAAATTTACCTTCTTCCATTAATTTAATTTTATAATCATGAATAATATCAACTTTAGGTGTTGTTGTTTTTTTAGGAGTAATTAATTTGATGATACTATTATAAATATAAATTGTAAGAATGGTTAAATTAGATTTCATTTTTTAATAATATTAATTTTATTTATTTAAATAATCAAAATTTCTGTAAATTATATATATATATATATGAGTCTTATTTTTGATTATAATCATATATTTAACGTATGGCAAGATTATCACAATTATCAATTAACATATGATGCAATCTATAATTGGTTATTAAAATATTATAATAATTTAGAATCTAAAAAAGATGTAGACGATTTATTATCTAGATTTAGCTATTACCGAAACGATACAAATACTATAGTAGATGATTTTTTATCTAGTAATCAATATGTAGAGTTAAAAGAAGAAATTAGAAATAAAAATTAAAATATAATAGTATGTCCTGTCCATATAAATATATTTTAGGTATTCCTCGTCAAGGAATTCATTCCATAAGAATTTTTGGATATTCATTAAATGATATTCTTTTAACATTTGTATTAGCAGGAATTACAGCTTATTTTTCAGAAGATAATTTTTTTATACATTTAATATTCTGGCTTATAATTGGTGAAATTCTTCATTATCTATTCGGCGTACAAACACAATTTTTAACAAACATAGGTGTTAATGCTTGTCCAGAAAAAAATTGAAATAAAAATTAATAATATAATTAATATTTATTTACAAAAGAATGCAAGTTGTGAATCCAATACATAGTTTAAAAACTGATAAAGGTACTGGTGTAGGTTTTGAAATGATGACAAGTATGGCATTAGTTAAAAATTGCATGGATAATATTGTGCCAACTGTTCCATCAGTGATATGTGATTATTTTGGTATATTTAATACAGATAAATTAAGAATGGATATTATATTTGGTGTATATCGAGAAATGGTATTACATGAAAAAGTATCAGCAGTAGCTTTACATAATGCATTAATTTCTAATAGATTAAATATATTTATTCATAAGATAATGGCTAAATCGGAAAGTCAATATTATAAGGATTTTAAGACGTTGGGTATTCGAGTAGGAACGAATACAGATGAAGATAAGATTTTATAAAAATTGAAAAAATAATGGTAATTAATTTATTATATTATAGTATACAAAGATGTCTCTCAAAGAAGAGATAGACAAAGAATTATCAGATATGTCTACAAATAGCTCAGCAAATACTTCATTTGTAATGGAAGAGACTACTATTGAAGATCCAGTTAAATATACTAAAGATAAGATACATAATTTTTTATTTGAGAAAGAAGATGATTCTATTATTAATTCAATGAATAGTAGATATATAATGGCAAATCAAATTTTGAAGTTAAATGAATATGTATCTTTACCAGGTCAAATTAAGAATTATGTATTAATTGCAACACTTTTATCTATTTTTAATGACTATAAATGGGATAATTGGAAATTTAATATTGATAATTTTATAAATATATCGAATGATGATAAAAAGGAAGTTCAATATATGCTTAAACTATGTGATAATATTGATAGTTCATTAGATGTTGATTCCTATAAACTAATCCCAAGATATAAACTAATCCCAAGATATATTGCAATTATTAACGAATTTAGTGCAATTGGTATAATGGAATATATTAGAAATATTAAGAAGGATGAATTATATAGTAAATTGAAGACATATTTATCGGCAATGAAAGATAAAATTGATTCAAATAATGAGTATATTAATCATCAATATAATATTATTAAAAATTTAAATAAACGGATTAATGATTATATGTCTAAGAATAGTACAATTAGTATTGAAGATATCGAAAATATTTTATTTTAATATAGTATAAGTAAAATATAATGGATGCATGTTCAGATGCAAATATTAATAGACCTATTCCAGCAGAATTTATTGGATATGTAGGACGAAATCCAATAGTTGCTCCTCCAGTATTAGTTGCAGCAGCAGCACCACCGGCACCAGCTGTTGCACAACCTATTGTCGATGCAGCTCCAGTTAGAAGGGCTGGAATAATCATCCATTTAGGTGATACATATTTAATGGGAAAAAATGGAACTTTTGCAATTTCTAATCAGTATAATCCACCAGGTGATCCGAGGACAGTAGGTCAATTTATAGATTCTTTTCCAACAATATCAAGAATAGATATGATTGATTATTGTAAGGCTAGACTTACTCTTAATCCAATAGTTGGAATAGCTAATTATCAAACATTATGTGCTACTCCAATAATGCAAATAAATCCAGTTTTTGATTTTGTAAAAAATTATTTAATAAATGATTTTATTTTAAATCGAAATTATATAATAGATGGTCACATTGTTAATAATAAAACATCAGTTAGAATATATCAATACGCAGGTAGATGGTCATTTCCAAAAGGAGGTTTTAATAGAAATGTTGATGGATTAACCCAAGGAGGACAACTTAATTTATTAGAAACAGCTTTACGTGAATTTAAAGAAGAAATAGGTTGTGATTTAAGAAGTATTCATGAATTAACTTTAAATGGTACGCCACTAGTAGCAGGACATATTGTTAATATAAATACGTTATATGATATTGGAAATGCCAATGGATATAAAACTTATTATATGTGTGTTAACGCAGCAACTGCAGCATTAATTATGGGTGCGGTTCCAGCACATCAAAATAATTCTGAATTATTTGATATTAGATTTAGACCATATCCAGTATCTTCAAGATATCTCCAAGAAGACTCTGATCCTATGAAAAATCGAATACCAGCAGGACTTGTATGTGGACAAGTATATCGTCAACCATATGTACCACCACATGCAAGAGAATTAAATGTTAAAAAAAATGAAGGCAGTGGAACATTTCAAAGTGGTCCAGTTGGTAGAGCAAACGGTGGAGCGGGAATTAATTCTGATAGTTGGCGTCGTGGTGGTTCTATTTATAAATATAAATTACAAAAGTATCAAAATAAATTAAATAAAAATTGATAATTATAAATATTAAAAGTTTATAATTATAAATAAAAATGAGTGAACCAGAAAAAAATACATTTGTACCAATAATTTTAAAAAATGATTATGGTGATAAAATTTATGAATGTTCTATTTGTCCAGGAAACTCTGGTAATTTATTAATAATAACTCATTTTTATGATTGTCCGAATAAATATAAAAAACCAGTTGAAAGGAAGAAAAAGATTTGTTTAAAAGAATAGTAAATTATACAGATTAAAAAATAATGTAAAATAATAGTAATGACGACAAAATTAAGACATACACCAAAAGATAAAAAATCAAAATTACCCAAAAAATATGTTGCAGGTTTAACACCAAAACAAAAAGAAAAACAAATAAAAGAGATTGAGAAATCAAGAGAAGTATATAAGAAAACAGGAATGGTAAGAACTAGAGAAAAAGTGAGTGATACTAAAAAACATTCACCTTATGCAATCAAGTTTCAAAGAATATATGGTTATCCAGTAACTGATCTTAAAAAAGTAAAAGAAGAATTTCCTCATACAGATGTTAATACTATAATTAAAAAAGGTATTGGAGCATATGCATCTGGAGGTAGTAGACCAAATCAAACACCAAGTAGTTGGGCATTTGCACGTTTAGCAAGTGTTTTAACAGCGGGAAAAGCGTTGATAGTTGATGAGAGTTTAGTAGGAGAAACTGATAAAAAAAAGATATTAAGAAATGCTAAAAAATAAATTTAAAACAATAAAGTAATATATAATATGAATGCGTTAAAGTTCAAAGAAATGATTTGCTCAAGAACAAGGGTAGAACGATGTGATATATTTTATAAATTAATGTCGTATGTTAGAGATAGAATTCCATATGACCACGATGCAAAAGAATTGTATGAATTTATTGTAGAACTATGCCATTTAAATGATACAGTTGATGACAAGGAATTTAAAGATGGTGTGATATGGTCAATGGTTGGTAATTATGTAAAAGGTGATACGTTTAAAATTATCGTTGATAATAGCTTATGGGTAGACTAAAAATTGAATTTTTTATTGATAATTGATGTGATTATTAATAATAAAAAGATGTCCAAAGAACATGCTGTAATAAAATTTATTGAGAAAGAATTACCGGATTATCAATGGCATATAAAAAAACATATTAAAAAAGCAAATAGATATTCAGATATATATTTAGATTTAGGTCATATAATTATTATTATTGAAATAGATGAAAATCAACACAGAAATTATAAAGATGAATATGAAAGAATGAAAGAAATATCAAAAGC